CAGTGTTGATATGTTTGGTTCGCACCTAATCCACCACTAGCAGAAACATAGTTTCCGAATGATGAGGTACCGCCCCCGCCACCATTTCCAGAGTAGTATGTACCACTTCCAGAACCATTACCTACTGTACAGTATACACTAGATATACCTCGAACGTCAATGACCTCCTCAGCATACCCGCCAGCTCCTGCTGATTCAGAGTGACCTGAACCACCGCCACCACCGCCTACAACACGTACAATGATACGGTTGATACCATCTGGACGTGACCATGTACCACTACTAAAAAATGTAGAAATACTTGTAGGACCTATGTGTTTAAATTCAGCTTCAGTATTGTTACTGACTAGAAACTTACCTTCCTGATCTGCAGGATCGGGAGGTATAGAAGCACTATTCAATATGGTACCACCCAAGGATAGGTTATATCCACTGGGTATTAATATAGATTGTCCCGACGCAGCGTCGAGTTCATTTGTATAAACGTTTGACATAGTTATCTAAAGTTCCAGACACATACGATACCCGCCATACCACGAGCACCTCTTCTTTGTCCATGATATCCTGGTGAACCGCCAGTTCCCACAGCACCTCTGTACTGATGGTTATAAGCATAGTGACCACCACGAGGGTGACCTGTAGCACCAGATCCACCGAAGAATGAACCACCGCCAGGATACCCAGAATGGTATTCGTGACCTGATCCTCCTCCACCATATATATTGAGGTTTCCACCAGACCCTACGCCAGGTAGTCCTCCACAGTGCTGATAGTTACGGTTAGCACCGTTACCACCACTAGCACTCATATAGTTTCCGAATGATGTAGAACCACCGTTAGCAGCACCACCAGAGTAGTATGTACCACCCCATGAGCCAGGTTGTCCCACAGTAACAGATATAGATGATACACCTGTTACATCAATAATTTCTTCAGCATATCCTCCTGCTCCTCCTGCTTCTCCAACACCTGATCCTGCTCCTCCTGCTCCGCAGATTCTAACAAGAATTCTTTTAACTCCAGTAGGTCTTGACCATGTACTATTGCTTGTGTATACAGACATAGACACAGCACCATGATCTTCCCAACTACGAGTTGATCCATTACTTACAAGGATCTTACCATTTTGTCCACTAGGAGATGGCATAACACTACTAGAGTCTAGGTTTTTACTTCCTAGTCTTAGTGTATATCCTGATTGGATTGTTACATTTGACCCAGATTGGGGTCTAAGTTCGTTTACTTTTAAAATACTCATTATATAAACTCCCAGATTACACACATACCGTGCTTACCTTCAGGTCCCAGATAAGATCTAAACCATCCGTTTGCTCCACCTGAGCCAGGTGCTGAACGACCTTGATGGTTTCTAGAATAGTCACCACCTCTGGGATGACCTCTAGCAGCACAACCACCAAAGAAACTATATCCTCCACCACCATTTACTCTTCCATGTGCGGATCCACCGCCACCGTACATATTAACATCTCCACCAGCTCCAATACCTCCAAGTCCTCCTGCGTGTTGATAGGATTGGTTAGCACCATCTCCTCCAGTTGCTGACATGAATGAACCAAATGAGGATGAAGAACCTTGTCCAGATCTTCCAGAATAGTACGTACCTGTTCCTCCAGTTCCAATAACAACAGATATTGAACTAAGACCACTAACATTGACAATCTTCTCTGAGAATCCACCAGCTCCACCAGCTTCAGCATGTCCAGATCCACCGCCTCCTGCGGCTACCAGACGTACCATAACCTGATTAGTACCTGATGATTTTACATATGTTCCAGATGATGTGAACACCTGCATGCTTCTAGCACCGTAGGTGTTGTAGATAATAGATGAACCATCACTACCTACTGCTTTATTAGTCTGTCCTGACGCTGAGGGTAGAACAGAGTTTTCACCAATAGTCTTTCCACCCAACGATAACTTGGTCGTCGAAGGGATTGTAATAACTGAACCTGAGTATGCTCTCAGGTTATTAACATAAAGTCTTGACATTTAGATAATTACCCAACTACCGCCTGATGCGATTGATATTGTATAACCATTATTGATGGTTAGAGGACCCGCAGTAAAGCATGAGTCACCATTATTTATAGTGATACTTTCAGAGATAGATTGACGGTTTCTCTTTATTATACCATATCTATCTATCCAAGTCTTGTCTCCACCAGCCCTTAGTACAACTGATCTTTGACCACTTGATACTCCTACAGAACCTGAGTCAACGTTTAATCCATTGTCACCTTGAACTTGTAATCTGTAAGATGTTTGAGTAGAGTTGCTACCTGGTTCGTGGAAGTTCCATGTACCGTAGTCACCATCACATGAAGCGAAGGTGTAGTCAGCGTTATTACGCCAATACATGTTGTCACCTGTCGCATAATATGTATGAGAGTCGTTAGCGAAGTAGAATCTTCTTTGACCTTCAGCAGATACGATCCACTCGTTAGTAGTTCTCTTCAAGTATGGAAGACCTAACGCTGTGTATCCTTCTAGTAAGTTAGCATTTAAGTTGCTGACTACAGTATTTGAATCAACTTGGAATGGTGCTGTACCTTGTGCTATACGTGATCTAATCTGTCCAAAGAAGTGGAAAGTAGAATCGTTATAACGATACTTAGCAACTCTTGTATCAGCGTTGTTGTTTCTTCTGAAGAATGTTATATCATCACCAGACTCAGAGTTAAACGCAGCAGGAGAGTTATCTCCATTGTAAGCAATACCACCACCATAGGCAGATGATTGTCCAATGTATAAGTAACCTGTACCTTGACTATTACCATATGCCTCAAAACCACACTGATAAGAGTCACCCGCATGTGCTCTAACAAATGTATTAGATGCTTTAGTTTGAGTACCAAATCTAGCAGACTCATTAGAATCTATTGAGTAACTAGGATTAGACTGACCAATACCTATACGTCCATTTCTGAAGTATACATTGTTGTATGATAAGTATGTGCCATTGTAACCGAATGAGTTACCATCATTACCAAATCTAATGTAACCAGTATTACTGTTGTTTCTGCTCTTAAGAGACATAACACCAGTAGTTGCCTTACCTAAACTAATACCATTACCATCAGCTAACTGTAGGATTGTTGTACCAGTGTTAGTAAAGATACCTTGGTCAGAATATAGATCAGAGATATTGATGTCACCTGATCCAGTTCTTCTTACAAGTGTATTGTTTACATTGCTAGAGTTCTGAGTATAACCATCAACATAATGTGCATCAAGTTGTGAGTTTACACCGTCGTTACCCGCATGCCACACTGTGTTACTGTTGATAGTAACGCTACTGGACTTGATGTCCATGAGACCGTTACCATTAGATGAGTTACCACCTGAGAACTCGAATCTTACATCATAGTTATTTGATAGACCACCAGATCTTACATCAAACAGTGGTGTAGAAACGATTCCTGCTCTACCCATTTCAAACAGAGCACCATCTTCAGTATTGCTAAGAGCGAATACCTGTGAAGCACCTGTTGTAAGTAAGTTAGATGAAGTAACTGTCCACTTAGAGCCAGGGTTAGGACCGAAGACTCTGATGTCCTTGTTACCATACGCACCAACGAATGTGATAGAACCAGTAACAACTGTATACTTAGCATCTACAGTAGTATCATCTGTCTCTGTGATACCGCCTGGATCAATGGTGATTGTACCGATGTTGTTTACAGCAGCATCGTCAGCATATAGAGTGTATGTACCACCCGCTGATAAGTTACCCGCAGGATTTGTACCAGTAGCACAGAAGAAGTTAGGAACGTATAGTTGATATTTCTCTCCAGAAGATACAACGTAGAAGTTGTCAGCGACAAACTTGTCTCTACCTAATAGAGTTGGTAGAGCTGGATCGCCAAGAACACCTATTGTTCTCTGGTCATGAATGTTGTAACCTTGCTGATACCATAGACCTTGCTGATTATCTAAGAAGTCAGCGTTAGGACCTGGTAATGTACCACGACGAGGTTCGTTAACATCAGGAGGACCATCATTCTCTGAATGCCATATCTTCGCCCAGTTACCATATACGTTACCAATATCAGAGTTACCACGTAAGTATAAGTTATCTGTAGCAGAGAATGCTAACTGAGCAACAGAGTTACCAGTAGCAGATCTTCTGAATGTTAATGTACCGTTTCTAGTTCCACCCGCGTCAGTTGGAATACCGTTAACGTTGTTAGATCTGAGTGCTAACTGAGCACCAACGTTAGCTGCTGATACTAGGTTAGCATTAGCAGATGATGGAGCAGTTGTCTCAGCAAATAGTACGTTAGCAAAGTCAGCAGTACCAGATATAGAAATGTTATATGTGGTGTTTGCTAGACGTTGTGGATCTATAACACCCTCAACTAGGTTGGAAGCATTCTGATAGAACGCACCTTGGTTACCATCTAGTTTGTCAGCATTAAGTTCTGATCCCGCACCTTGGTCGATGGATACTTCACCATTGTCTGTAACTCTGAATCCACCTTCTGTCTGATCACCAAGTGCTTGTTCAGCAACGTTCTTTCTGAACTTAGAAATACCGTAGTTACCAAATACTGAACCACCAGCTTGTAATGTTGTTGGTGTAAGTTTGTTTGCCTTCTTAACGTCAATAGATGCGTTACCGAAGAATCTAGGTAGAATACCCTTACGTGCGTTTAATGTAGCTGCCTGTGATGGAGTACCTAATTCGTTAGGAACTGTTAGTACAAAGTCACCGTTATATCCAGTACCTGGTGTAACCACAGATACACTGGTTATGACACCGAATGCTTGTGATGAAGTTAGTGTCGATACACTAAGCTCAACTGGTTGCTGTACTGTACCACCGAATAGAGGACCGTCGAAGGTTAGTGTGTCACCACCTAAGTATCCAGATCCACCATTTAGTATGAGGTCAACTGATAGTGTACCTACAGCGTCAGTAGTAAATCTTATTGTAGCACCTAGACCCGCACCAGTTGTTGTAGATGGTGCTACGTCAAAGGTTGAGTTTGCTGTATATGACTCAGGTGTCTGGTTGAGGTTACTTACAGTAAGTATGATACCACCTGTTGTAACGTCAGCAACTGTGTAAGTAGCACGTGCTACTCCTGAGTCGGAGATAGGTACGTTACCACCCAACATTGGGATGTTCTGATATGTACCGTTTGTATATCCTGATCCTGCGATTGTTATGTCAACCTTCTCAATATATGATGTGTCAGATAGACTTGACTCAGCAACCATACAGTCAGCAGTTGAGAACTTGATAGACTGTATAACGTTCTGGTAGGAACTATCACCTCTTAAGAATGTGAATGAGTTTGCTATACCTGTTTTACCTAAACGCTCTGGGTCAATAGTACCCGCAACGATGTTAGATGCGTCAATGTTAGTTGATGATAACTGTGTCCAGTTAGAAGCGTCGTTAGCAGATGTGTTAACTGTTCTAATAACATCAACGATCTTCTTACGTTCGTAGTTACCAGATGTTAGCAGTGCTATTGCTGTTATAACTGTGTACTCGTTAGCATTAACTGGAGTTACATCATAGAAACCAGATGGAGATGAACCAGATGTGAAGTTAAGGAATACGATGTCACCTTGACTAAATCCATGATTGAGTTCTGTGACTGTGATATCAAATGTATCATGTACGTATGTACCTGTAGCAACTGTCTGATTTGCTTCGTCTTGTAAGAAGTCAACGTTACCGAACTTAATGTTGTTCGCTAGGTCAACAGCTAATCTTGCTTCAACTCTTGCTACGTTACCTTGAGCAGTAGCAGTTGTACCACCTGTAGGAGCAGCAGTGAATGTTACAGTAGGTTGTGTGAAGTATCCAGAACCTTCGTTTGTAATAGAAATCGTGGAAACTTTTCCGTTAACGATTGTACATGTCGCTGTTGCTTGTGTACCACCAGATCCTGTTGGTGCTGAGATTGTAATACCTGGTGGGCTTGTGTATCCGTCTCCAACATCATCGACTAAGATATCTCTAACAACACCTTGCTTATAACTTGTGATAATTGCTTGAGCACCAGTAGCAGAACCAGTTACAAGTTCACCTACTGTATACTGTAGTGTAGTATCAGGTGTGAATGCGATGAACATAGAGTCCAAATCATTCTCAAGAATGTAGGATATAGCAGCACCCTCAGTACGTAGTGTATGAGTACCAGATCCTTGACTTGATAGAGTTCTGGCAGTACCAGCTTGAGCATCAGATAATGATGTAGCAAGTTTGATGTAGTCTGTGGTATTAGCACCTACAGAGTGTACGATCACATAGTACTGAGCACCGTCTGCCAAGTTACCAATGTTACCAGTTCCTTGGAAGTAAGTTAGAATATCACCTGTTGCTAATCCGTGACCAGGTATTGTGATGTAGTTGTTAACTGTATCAACTGAAGATGGTACGAACTCGAATGATGTAGATGTAGTTTCAATAGCGATGTCACCAGCTGATGCGTCTTCGATTGCTAGTCTCTCTGCTGTAGAAGCTACAGATGTAATATTGAATGGACGTAACGCAGGGATCTGTTCAATGTTAATCTTACCAGAGGTAGTTAACTGTACAAGAGCAGAAGGAACAGCGTTAGTTGAGAATGGCTGGTTTAGATAAGGTCCTAGTTTGTTAGTGATGTAGTCCTTAACCGCAGCCTGTGTAGGTAGTAAGGAGTCAGAGGCGAACGCACCACCTAGTTCATCACTGTCTGAGAATCCAGTGATAGTAATGGATCCACCAACAATCTTAATAGATGATAGTTCAGAGATACTAACAGTACCAACGAAACTAATAGAACCAGTTCTGTTAAAGATAGTAACGAAGTCACCAACCTTGAAGTCACCAAACTCGTTAGTACCTGAAGTATAAACCTGTCCGAATGCTTCTTCAACAGCTTCGTTAGCAGGGATACCAACACCACCGTTTTGTGGTAGTGCTAAGTATGTGTCACCCGCACCAACGTATTCCCACGTATGTGATGATGAGTTACATACAGATGGTCTGTGTAATCTTATAGTCTTACCAACCAGAGTATCTAAGTTACCCTGATCATATGATATCTCTGTATTTGTTGCGGTCTCATTTAAAGAAATTCCTAGACCGTCGTTTGTTGTAATATTAGCAGTAACCTGTGTACCGATAGAACCAGATAACTTCTCTACACCTAGAATAAAGTATTCTTTAGATGGGTCAGTATTGGTGTAACCATCAAACTTGATGATGTAGTCTTCAATCGGGAAGTTAGTTAGTGTTGATCCACCAACCTCGATGATCTGACGACCTGTCTGAGCACCATTGTTATCAGTTTGGTTAGTAACGTTTGTAACTGTACCTATGTCAAACTCATATGCTTCTGTTCTGAAACCAGTAGCTTTAAGAGCACGAGTACCAAAGTTAGACGCTGAGTTAGTTAGTGAAGCATATCCACCAGACTGTACGATAACTCCGTCTCCACCGAAGATAACGAACACAGACACCAACTGAGTATATCCATCGTTAAGAATGTTGTATCCAACACCACCACCGACTGAGATGATCGTGAATGCGTTGGCAACCATTGACTTACCCTGTTTAGGGAAGACAGCACGTTCTCTACCGTTAGCATCTTCGTAGACACCTGGTCTAGGAACGTTAGGTTCAGCAACTTTAGCACCGTCAATCTCAGCACCTGACGCTCCCAAGAAGGAGATCAATGATGCGTTCTGAATATAAGGTGATGCCTCGATGACTGGTAGGTCAAGTAAGTCACCTAACATAGGAACTTTCTTAAGACCACTGTCATCCTTAAGCATTGTGCTTGGAGGAGTATTAGTTACACTTGCTAGTGTTGAAGGTGTAGCTAGAGCATTATCTAAGATTGTATGTAATGCTGTTAGAGCATTGATAGCAGCTCCACACTCAGGTTGATTATGGTCAACTGTAGATGATGCGTTGTGGAATGGTGCTATGTCTGTAAACTTAGCTTCTGGTAACTGGTTACGTATAGCAAGGACTGCCATATCCTTTGCTTTCTGATATACAGCACGTGTCTGAGCAACTTCGTTGTTAACGTAGTTAATGTTTGTACCAAGAATATATTTGCTTGCGGCTAGGATAGTTTGTGAGTTGCCACCGTATCTTAAGTCATACATCCATGAACGTAGAACGTGTCTTACGTCATCAATACACTGATCATCAGCGATAGGATATGTTCTTGTGACTCCATCAAGATTACCAGGTGTTCCTGTTGTACCGATAGCTCCTGTAACTATAGCAGTTAATGTTGTAATAGAAGAAGCAACGTCAGCACAACGGTTAGCATATGATTCTGTTCTAGTAACAGATGATAGGGTTCCTGTATCAATCGCAACCTCAACGATATTCATTAAGGTAGTGATAGAAGATATAACCACGTTACAGATTGGTAGACCTGTATCCTGTGTGATAGTTAGATCTTTAACCTGTGCTAAGTTTGTGTATCCACCTGTAGTGACATCATCATTCTGGAATACTTGGATAGCAACTTTCTGTGCCTCTCTCAAAGCATAGATTGAATGATGTTCTTCACCTTCTAGATGAGCACCTGTGACGTACATGTTAGCAGCGTCATAGGTAAAGTCGTTTCCACCCATTGCTAGGTTCCAAGAAACAACCTGTAAAACATCTACAACGTCATCTTTACAATCTACATTAGTACCTGATACCTCAACACCATTAGAAGTAGCAGAGATAAATCTGTGTTCAAAGTCACCACCACTCTGCATGCCAACTTTCTTAATAGCACCAGACATAGCACCCACAAATGTGTGTACTGTAGTGTTAGTAGGATCTGTACCCTGTAAAGCATTAAACTCAAATGTGTTAGTAGTTACACGTTCAATCTTACATGACTTATTAAAGAGTGGATCACCAGGTCTTGGATAAGCATGATTAGTTTGATTACTATCTTGTGTACATGTGAATGTAATACTTTCTTGATCAACCTTAATATAATTTCCTGCGACTAAACCATGGTTGTTAGCAGTCACTGTCATCCAACCTGTTGTTGAGTTATAGTCAACAGCACTTGGAGTAATTCCTGCTTGAGGAACAAAGGTATGAGTTGATACGTTTGTAGAAGGAGTTGTTAGTAGTGAATTAAATGATATTGTGGTATCTTTAACACTGATACCATTAGGAGTAGCAGATACAAATGTATGAGTAGTTTCGTTAGAAGATGTTGCGATACAAACCTCGAATGTATCTTTATTAACAACCTTAACGTGTCTCCACTCATCACTATCTGGGTCTTTCTGAATGATGCCATCAGTCGCAGCAGATACAAATGTATGAACTGTAGTGTTAGTAGATGGAGTTACATCTAATGACTGGAATGAGAATGTGTCATCAGTAACCGCTGTAAGTGGAATAAACTTACCGCTGATTGGGTCAGATGATCTTGGATATGTCTTAGTGCTTTGATCTCCATGTGTACATGAGAATGATAAAGCATTATCCTTAACCTTGATGTACTCACCAACCTTCATACCGTGAGCAGTAAATGTACATGTGACTATACCAGTCGCTGTATTATATGTTGCGTCTGTGACTGTAAATTTCTTTCTCTCTGCTCTTGGATAAGAATGGTTAGTAGCGTTGCTGTCATGTAGACATGTAAATGTAACTGAGTCATTAGCAAACTTAACCATGGAATCTTCTCTAAGTCCATGATTAGCAGATGTAATTGTGATCTTACCTTCTGTTGGTACATACACAGCGTTAGTTGCTGTCAATGTAGAATCACTGATAGCTGTAATTTCTACAGCAGTATCATAGAATGGATCCTTCTTAATAGATACACCATTAGTTGTAGCAGATACAAATTGGTGAGCACTGGTATTTGTTGACGGTATGTTTCCTATACCTAATACCTGTACCTCAAATGTATTAGTAGATTTATTAGATATTGTTAACCATCTATCACTAGCATAATCAGTAGATCTAGGATATGTGTGGTTGGTAGCATTACTATCCATAGCACAAGTAAGTGTTATGGAATCGTCAGCAAACTTAATCTGTTCTCCATTTTCAAGACCATGATTAGACATGGTTACTATCATCACACCTGTAGAAGGTTGATAGTTAACATTCTCAACTGTGTCTGTAAGTAGAGTTGTTCTAGGATATGATTTAACAGAACTTGATCCTACACCAGATGCCTTACCAACATTAACTGTAATAGTTGTACCAGTAACAGCTTCAACACCTATTGTCTTACCAGACTGAGGATCTCCTGGTCTAGGATATGGGTGGTTAGTGTTATGACTGTCAGCATCACAAGTAAATGTTACAGCATTGTCAGCGATAGTAACTGTTGAAGTTGCTCTTAGAACTCCACTAGCAGTAGCACTTACAAAGGCATGTGTTGTAGTGTTGGTAGATGGTTGAGAAGCAAGAACCTGTACCTCAAATGTATCATCAGTTTTATTAGAAATCTGAATCCACTGATTACTGAATGGATCAGTAGGTCTTGGATATGAATGATTAGAAGCGTTATTATCTTGAGCACATGTAAATGTTAGTGAGTTATCTGCTATCTTAATATAGTCACCATTACTGAATCCGTGTCCAGTTATGGTCAATACCATGACACCTGTTGTTGGATTATAAGTTGCGTTAGAAACAGTATGAGATGTAGCAGCAGTTAAACTGTGAGATGCGATCTCAGCAACCAGTTGACCAGTTGTAGGATTATATGTTGTGCCAGAAGCAGCAGTGTATTGAGTACTACCGTCACTGATAGCATTAGTTACACCACTTACAAAGATATGAGTTCCTGCACCATAATCACAATCGAATGCGAATGACTCAGGAGCAATTCTCATATACTGTCCAACCTTAAAGTTGTTAGTACCAATATCAGCAGCTATGACACCTGTAGTTGGATTGTATGTTGCGTCACGAATATCATAACCATCAACAGTTGTAGTTCCGACATTGATGTCAATAGTATCAACACCAACAGATACAACTGGAGACCAACCATTACCATTAGCAGGGTCGGTTGCTCTTGGATATGTGTGAGTGGTATTTCCATCATCCATATCACATGTCCAAGTCATGCTATCAGTAGCAATCTTAAGATACTTGGCAGTTGTAATACCATGACTTAATATAACAGCGTCAGCTAAAGCATTCTGGAATACATGAGTTGATGTATCACTAGAAGCACCAACGTTGACTGTAATAGTTGTACCAGTTACAGCAGTTATCGCTAGGTCTTGTTCATATGCTCTATCTCTCTTCTTCTCTAATCCGTTTGCTACAGCAGATACAAATGTATGAGTTGTAGTGTTAGATGATATCGCTACGTTAACGTCAAATCCTAATCCTGTAGTATTAGTAACTTGTATCCACTTACCACTTACAGGGTCAGTATCACGTGGATATGCGTGACTACCTGTACCAGCTTGACAGTCAAATGTAATTGACTCATCTTTAAATCTGATCCAGTCACCATCAGTCAATCCATGACCAGCTGATGTTGTTACACTTAGTACACCAGTACTAGGTGCGTATACTGCCCCAGAAATTGTTGAGGTATCAATAATAGTACGTGGATAATAGTGATCAGTCGCTTGACCATCTAGATCACATCTAAAGTTAAGTGATCCTGTTTTAATTCTAATACTATCGGAAGTTGTTAATGTATGATTACCGATATTAAGTTCTAGTAAACCTGAAGCAGGAGTGAAGGTAGCAGCAGATACTTGCTTCTTGTCTGTGTTTACTGTTACTGACATTATACCAGTAGCAGGATTATATGTTGCGTTTTGAGCAGTAAACTTACTTGGTGATGGAACGTGGAATGTTCTAGGTGTAGTTTTCTTGATAGCGTTTAGACTATCATTTAAAATAGCACTGTTAATAATCTCGAACAGTGTATCAACTGAAGCTCTTACATCTTGACAGTCAGCATCTGTGTATCTACCAGCTGAGTTTGAACTGTCGTGTGTAATTGTAAGATCAAATGTCTGAGTTACTCCATGATCACCTCTTACTACAACAACGTTGTTAGCAAGAACTAATTTACAAATCTCTCTAGCATGCTCGATACAACGAACTGATTGGAACTCCTCGTCATCTAGGTGAGGTGTACCAACATAATACTTCGCAGCATCCCATACTTTATTGTTACCACCGTGCTGTATGTTGAAAGCAACTGCCTCAACAATGTCCACGATATCATCAATACAATCTTGTCCGTTACCTGTTGGAACGTGTAGTGTAGGATCTTCAGCAAGTTCCCAAGCATATGCCTCAGCACCGATAAACTCTTTGTTAGCAATTAGTAGATCGTGAGCATCAACTACCTTATTATTAGCAACTTCAAATCCAAAGTCAGCATTCATTCTACCGACTGCGATGTCAGCAATGAACTGTCTGTTAGCCCATATTAAGTTACGAGCATCAGCATGTTTGTTACCTTGACCTGATCCAGCTGCGTCAGGAGTGATCGTAAAGTCTCTAATCTGTGTTAAACCATGACTACCTTGTATAGTAACTGGTTTGTTTCTCATTACCTCAATGGCAATGTCTCTTACATGATTGAATACTTCTACTGATTCGTTCTCCTCACCTACAACATGAGAACCATCAACGTAATACTTAGCACCATCCCAAACCTGATCGTTACCACCATATGCTAGGTTGTAACCCATTGCTTCCATGAAGTCAACAGCGTCATCAATACATGCCTGATTACCAGTAGGAACCTGATATGATGGGTTGTTAGCAAGCATTCTGTCTACTGCTTCCTGAGCAATAAACTGTTTATTAGCAAGGATTAGAGATGTACCATCAGCTGATCTATCTGAAGGAGGTACACTGTTTGGTGTTTGCCATGGAGCAGGGACTGTTATCGTAACTGTTCCAGAATCTGTGCTAGCACCACCTAGTATAACTGTAGCTGTTCTATGGTCTGCTACGTCATCTATTAGTACAGAACCATCAGGGGTAGCACCACTGAATACCATACTATATGCGTTTTTAGCAAATACAGCATGTCCTCTTGGGCAGACGATTGTCATTACATCGCCAACACATGTATATGTACCTTGTCTTGTAAATGTAGCAGAAGTTCCTGCGTTATTTTCTTTCTTAACGTGTGCGTATGACTCAAGAGCAATGAAGTCAACGTTATTATTAATTGTCTCAGCACCGTCTCTTTGCTTAGACATCTCTTTGAAGTCAGCACCAAACTCAACCTTCTCAAATGCGTAAGGAGAGTTCCTCAATGACATCAAAGCATAGTTTGTAGCAGAACAAACCTGTTGGTCTCCAGATGGATCAAAGTCTGTAGCAAACTTAGAACATGAACCTCTGACTACAAACTTAAGTGAGTAACCATCAGCACGTTCTATACGATGTGTGACGTATTTTCTTCCATTAAAGTCACCAAGGTTATCAAAGACAGTAGCATTACCAGATCTAGTTTTACTGTCTGATGCTCTAATTACAAAATATATTTCGTTTGTTGATGAGTTGTATCTGGCAACACCAGCTCCTAAGTTGGAACTACCACCTAATACAGTAGCAAAATCACTCTGTGCTTGTGCTAATGTACCAGCTCTATATGTCGCAACATGGAATGATTTATCTTGATGTTGATTACCACTACCACTAAAGTTGATACGAACACCAACACCCTTATCAGCTGGAGGTACGTCAGAAAGAGTGATCAACGTTGGCCAGATCACATTCATCTTAGAAGGATCTGTATTGGTAATCGTGACTGTAAGGGTAGTGCCACTCTGGGTGTACGTACCGCTAGCACTGTTACCAAAGTCTAGGGCAGTATATGGTAAACCATAGATATGAACTTCTTGTCCTGCCTCATAGTCATGACCAACAAAAGGAATACCTTCTATTGTTCTAGAAGCACCAGTTACCTCGAATGAGATACCTCTATATGTCTCTTGTGTATTAAGATCTGTATTGACTTTGTTAATGTCAATAACGTTGAGTGCTTTCTCGAACCTATGATAACCTTTACCTACTGCGGTAATAGGACGTATAACAGGAGCATCAGCACCAGATATATCAATATTGGTTGCATCGGCTTGTGTTAGTGCTAATTGGAAATAATTGTCGTCAACTTTATAGACGTAATATAAACCATTATTAACAAGATTACCTATGTCCCCTGCTTTTGAAGAACGATAGTATACACCATTACCAGTGAATAAACCATGCTTAGGGAAATAGAATGTATTATCTTTTACACTGATTCTACATGTGAATAATGTGTGCTCATCTCCTGTACCAGGATCACCTAGATCTCTTCTACCAGTTACTGTCTGTAAAGAGAGTGCGTTGAGAGCAGTATCATATAACTCTAAAGTATTATCATCAACAGCACGTACAAAGTATGAATCACCAGATGTTAAACCAGCTGGAGCAGTACCACCTTCATTCTCTACTTTATATTCTACCTTAAAACCAGTCTTTAATCTGTGTAGAGGAACAGTGATCTGATTAGAGTCAGCATCTACGATAGTAGCATTACTACCATCGAAACGTAGTGTCTCTGTCTCAGAGTTAATTACCCACTGATACCTTTGATGTTTAATAACCTCAGTTTCAGGTCTTTGTGATTCTCTGTCAGCAACGTCAAGTGAGTCAGATGGTGAAGCACCTGTCTTGACGATGTTAGCATAGACATCAGCATAGTATAATCTTTCAGCGAGCTGGAAGGTTGATTCATCATCATCCATCAGTACCGTAATAGTACCAGATGAATATGGTGACGCTTGAGGACCTGTAAACGCAATAGTTTCAATGATCGCTCTAGCAGAAGATGATCCACCCTCTATAGCATATCCAACAAGTAATGTAGTATTGTCACCTGTATGGTTTTCAAATGTAATAGCAAAGAGGTTTTTACCTCTGTTTTCTAGACCTGGTGAGAACTCAAATGGTTCTAGGTCTGGTTCATACATCAATCTTTGCTTATCGTCAAACACATAAGCATACTTCCATGTATAGTCAGGAGATCCATTAGCATCTAAGTGGTCTCTGAATACAACACCAGAACAATACGTCTCGTTTGACGCTTTGATCATGTGTCTGTCCATGTTTAATGGACGTAGGATAACTCTTCTTAAGTTATCTCCAATCAGTGAACAGTTAAATGGTAGAGAGATTGGGTTATCTTCTACATAGTCACCACCAGAACAAATGATAGAAACATATTCTGGAGTTTGTGTGTCTTGCTGTAAACTATAAGCAATCTGAGCAGCTTTCTTAATTGTACGAACTGGTTTAGCAGCTGATCTACCATCGTTAGCATCATCACCAATACCAGCTATAGATGATACGTAAACACGACCACCATTATCAGCAGTAGCAACGTCGTATACGAACTTGGTAGTAGCAACTCTATTATTCTGTGTCTGCCTTGGTGGGTTATCAGCAGTTGGATAGTAGATTGTACCAAAGTCAGGAGCAGTTGGGTCTGTCTCTTCAAAGTTAATTAAATTAGGACCTCTAAGATCTAGTCCCTTTGTAACAAACTCGTTAGTAACGTCTAGGTTTCTAATTTGAGCAGTATCTGAGATGATAGATCTTGTAGTTCTGATCTGTCCCTCAACGTCAAGGTCAAACTCAGGGTTAGTGTTGTTGATACCAACACGAACGTTACCTGTAGCACTTTTGGTTATGAATATAGCATCTTCTTCGTCAGCACCTGAACCGATACTAAGCTCCATAGAGTCAGAAGCATTTAGTGTAAGTGATCTAACACTTCTGTATGAAATTGTAGTGGCAGCAGCAATAAAGTTTGTACCTGTGCCAGTGATTGTAAATGTATCTTCGTCTACTACAGTAATATTATAATTTCCAGCCGCAAAAGTCCTTAACAGGTCATCTTGACCTGGCTTAACATATAAGAGATCGTTAGTGTTTAACTTATGAGCAATAGATGTAACAGTAACTATTCCATTAGCTCGTCCATACGTAGCACTCGTCCACGGTCCTTGAGGAACCGCCCCTGTACCTTGTATTCTCTGCTGCGAAGAACTTTGCCTAAGTGTCATCTTTAATCCAGTTTAATCTGTTGATACTTTTGTGATATCAATGATACCAATCCACTTCACGGTTGAGGTAGTCGAAACTGCTTCAACATCAAAACTAAAAAATGCGTTACTTCCTATCTGGAACGCTACAGGGGTCACAGTCCATGACTCTACACCAGGTAGATGCTCATGTATTACATTTTCAAAATTTGCTTGGAGTGTAGGAACACCACCTGTGTCCACTGTAATCACTGCGTCAAATGCTGACGCTAAAACATATATGTTATTATTTACCTCTTGTCCAAATACCTTTGCCTTCACAAATGCCACACTATTATGACCTAGGGGAGGTGTATTGGAAGAAGTGTTTGTACTTCCATCAAAACTTAAACGAAGTAAGTTATTGGCAGGGTTAGTCGTTCTCTTCGTGATAAAGATATCATTTGTGGCATCAGTAAAATCATCAGCAACCATATGAATTGCTGAGATGTTCTTAAGTTCGAGATTTGGATTTAATACCTCTGTCGAACCTACTCCGAACCCGCCTATTGATGAGAAGTTTTTTGTTGCCATGGTGTAGGGTTACCTTCGATTATTTATACCTTAACTTTAGTTGTAGTAAAGCGTCCAGTGAAAGTTGTTGAACTAGAAGCTTGTGATGATTTTACTAATGAGATAGTTACGTCATCACCATTGACTGTGACTGAAGCATCCATTAGATCATTATCAGATGTAATTGAGTTTGTAATAGTAGCATGTGCCACTGTTCCTGCTGCTCCACATATAGATGTGACTTCAAACATATGTACCTTTCCATCATTACTCTCAAGAGTAATAAGTGTCTTAGCACCTTTATAAGATGTCTTAACGAATTGTACAATAGAAGCATTTGTAGTGAATGAAGCAAGAACTCCACCCTCAACTCTTGCTGAATCTAATTCTACAAATGTAGCAGTAGAATCTAGGACTGTTAGATAATTAGCATCTCCACCTACTTCATAATTTCTGTTGACTTTAAGTCCTGCTTGCGTTCCGCTAGAATCTAATGACAAGAATTTCTTGTCACCATTCATATTGAAACGAAGCTCATTCTGTAAAGTACTGATCTTACCGTGAGCAACATCAGCGTTACTTAATGTACGAACAGTAAATGTTACGTCAGTACCAGCCGCACCACCAAGTAAACCACCACCAATAGTGATGACTTCATCAACCTCATAATTAATACCACCTGTATTGACGGTGATGGTTGAGATAGTACCATTAGCATCAGTTGTGATATCAAATGTAGCACCTGATCCTGCGAACTCAGATACACCAGATACACCAGTAACTGATGCTGATACATCGTATGCGGCTGCTGTAGCATTAAATGATCCCGCGTTAGCACCGAGTGTACCATCGTCAAAGGTAGCAATAGTACCAGAAACAAGCTGATGTTTCATGAAGAAACCACCAACTACCTCAGCGTCTTTACTACCTCTAACCTTGAATAGCGATACACCTTTTCTTTGTACGTCTAATGTATCTTGTCCAACTGTACCATTAATAGCGAGAGTACCCTCTACATCCATTAACTTAGCAGTTCTTATCGTAAACTTGTCTTTATCAAGTGATAAATTATTAATTCCTTGAGCATAAAACTCGAATGTATCTTCGTCAGAACCAGGTGATACCTCAGTTAATATGTAAGTATCTTGGTCAACGTCACGTACACCACCAAGTGATACGTAGTCGATACCATTGTATCCTTCAAACTGTGATGTTGTAGTATTGTATCTGATACCACCAAGATAGGTGTCTTCAGCAGCTGGTCTGTTATTTGTGTCTCCAACTGGAACTACTAATGTACCAGTAGTATCACAGAGGATGTTTCTAGCAACCTGTGGTTTGAATACAATACCTGTACCCGCTACGTCAGTAATAACAACTTGCTGTATAGAGTCAGTTCCTATAATAGCAGAATCAAGAGTTATTGAATCTCCACTAACATAATCCTTACCACCTGCGTTGACTACAACAGATGTAATAGAGCTGCTTACGACTGTGACATCAACAGTACCACCAGTTCCTTTTCCAGTTCCTGTTGCTGTGATTGCTACACCTGTGAATGTACCATCGGTAAATGTAGTACCAGTTCCAGATGTATCTAAGGTTACTAATTGACCAAAACTGTTTGATACACCCGCAGCAGTGTTCTGTAGGGTGCTGTCTGTAATCTTTAATCTACCACCTGACTGTAAGTAACCAGTTGAATCAAGGTCACCTGTAGACATGTCTACTGATAGAACATTTGTACTACCATTCTTAACATAGAAATATCTACCAGAAGCACCTGTGAATGTTACACCACCAGCTCCTTTTGGTGTCAGTGTGATGTCTACGTCAGCATCAGTACCAATCGCTGATATAGAAGCATCGTTGTTTATCTGTAAACCTTTCTGTGCTGTACCAGTAATAATGGTTGAGTTAGCAACGTCAACCTTTAATACAGGACTAGCAGTATCTGTAGCATCTCCTACTTGGAAGTCGTTACCTATGTTGAATGATGTACCATATAATGCTTTCTCTACACCAGCTATTGATATACCAAACTCATCAGGATTCTTATGGAAGAGACCTGTAGTTGCTGAGGTTACAAAATTCAAACTTGGAGCAGCAGCTGTACCATCAGCAATCCCTATGGTTGCGTTTGTAAGTGCTACGTTACCAGTTGTCTGTGTTAAATCACCGTCTAGAGTGAAGTTACCTGTCTGTGATGTATCACCTGTTACAGTTTGTGTACCTGTGATTGTTAATGTGTCGGTAGCAGCATCATCACCTAATACTAGATTACCCTTGACTGTTAAGTCACCGTCAGCAGTGATATCACCAGTTGTTACAACGTCTCCTTCTTCAGCATCAATAGAGAATACTGTTGCTTGCTTACCAATAGTAACACTACCTTCATCTAGAGTTGGATGCTTAGTACCCGCTATTCTAAACGCATCAGAATTTAAAGCACCATCATGTGTAAACTCAAATCTATCGTCAGTTGTTGTAGCACCTACTGTTAGACTGAATGGGTTACCACTCGTAGAAGGTCCTGACTCATTAGCTGCGACTCTTGGTATTAATGTTTGTCCTACGTTATATCCAAATCCACCTTCGCTTATACTTACATCTCTAATAAAACCAACTTTAGTTACAGTGTATGCGAATCCAGAACCAGTACCACCTACATCTCCTGCGTCTACAGATAGAACATCACCTACTTGATAAGGTCCTCCAGTAAGACTGATATTCTCAACAGTAGCAATATTAAGTATCTCAGCTGCTAACTGTCCTGTCCATCCACTACCAGCTCCACCAGTATCTTGTATAGTGGTTGATACTGTGTTTCCTACGTTATAATTTTCACCCTGTGAATTACTCTTGACATCTGTTATTGAACCACCAGATACTGTAACATCAAGTGATAGTCCTGTACCATAGTTTCCTGCTGAACCACTGTTAATGGTTACAGAAGCACCCATTCCCGCATGCTGAGAGCAAATATAATCTGCTGTCTCTCCTGCTACGCCAGGTCTTAATATAACATCAGTAAATGCTCCTGCTGTACCAGGTGTTCCTACTGGTACTGAAACGATATCATTGTTTAAGGTTCCACCATCTTCTCTACCCATGAGTAGTGGATGACCACTGTTAGAAGAATCACTCTGATCAAAACGATAGGTGTTACCCTCTATCATAGTGATAGCAGACTGTGTGCTACCATTGATGACATACACATCATCAGGAGGAGGTGTGCCAGGATTTGATATTACTGTGACTGTAAATGTTTGTACGGGAACGTTGTATGCTGCGATACCTTGATATTCTCCGTCTGTATATCCTGATCCTGCCTGAGTTACATTTAATGTCCAACCTGGTACTGAGAAGTCAGCAGTAGCAGCCTGTGCGGGAGCAGTACCACCACTTACGAAACTGAAGTTTACACCTGTATATGAACCTTGTGTATAACCACTACCATTGTTTGTTATATTACCTGTTAACGACTGAATATTTAATCCTACAGATGCGTCTCCACCAGCTCCACCAATAAGTGTTAATGTAGGAGCAGTGTCATAACCAACACCATTACCTGTTATCTCAATCTCAGTTAGTCTAGCATTTCTTTTACTAAACTTAGGTGCTAATACAGCATCATTAACAGGACTACCACCTTGGATTAGTATAGTTGGTTCAAAGTTATAACCCGCACCAACATTTGTTATATTAACAGCATTGATTGGAAAACCAATAGTTGATGTAGCAGCAGCACCAGAACCTGTGCTGTCACTGGGAGAAGCAGCAATACTTACAGTTGGAGCAGATGAATATCCACTACCTCTAGATCCAATAGAGATAGAAGCTAGTGATCTACCGCAAAATACTGTAAGTGTCGCATGAGTTGACTGTCCTGCCTCATCTATTGTGATACTAGGAAGAGAGTTACCATCATATAATGTACCTTGCTCATTAATAGTAATACCTGTTATCTCACCACCAGATTGAGTAAGAGTTACAGTAGCAGTAACACCACTAAGTGAATGTGACTCAGCTGAGGTATCATCGGCAGACTGTGATAAAGATATAGCAGATCCACCCTGTGAATTAGATAACCCGAAAGAATTACCAACTGAGTTAACAACATAATAAGTATTACCATCAACTAAGTTTGTATTTTCTGAACCAGAGGCAGTGCTATAGACAAGTCTTAGTCCATTAGTAAATGGATTGTCAGGAATACTAATTGTGCTTCCTGAGATATCAGAGAATGTATTGAAACTAAAGTTAGCAGGAGAGTCAACAGTAGCAGTTGGTGTTGAACTATAGTCAGCACCACCATCAGCAATGTCAATTCTGTTAATTACACCATACTGCTCAAGAACTGCTGTAGCAGAAGGGTTAGTAGCACCATCAGTAAATGTTATAACAGGAGGGTCAGTATAAAGTTGTCCTGCCTGAGTTACAGTAATAGTTTTTACAGCACCATCAGTTGTGTCGATAGTAGCAGTTGCCTGACCATTTACAGCAGGGTTTGTATCAAGTGTTACTGTCGATGAACCGCCAGTATATCCATCACCTGTATTACCAATAGTGACTGTTGATAACTTCTCAGTAGATATGAGAAGGTTCGTATCGGATAATAGTCCATAAGCGTTGAATCCACCTCTTCTTTGTATACCTCCGAGGTTGATGTCAATAGAACCTGTCTGAGCAGTGTTGAAACTACCTACCTTATCAATGTCAAAGTAAGCGTTCTCGTTAAATATTACCTCACCGTTAAATGTAATGTCTTCGTTACCCGCAGGGTCAATTAGTAGAGCACCACTTGTTGTAGAGAAAGTGTTACCCGCTAGTCTTATATTACCTGTCTCAATATAGGCAGGGAAAATGTTTGTAGTACCAGTGGAGTCAGATAATCCAATACTGGTTGCTTGCTGTGATGATGATGTTGACTGGAAGTTAACGTTACCTGTCTCTTGGTCAACTAAGAATACCTCACCAACTCTGAAGTCACCTTTCTGGTCAGTAGATGAATAGAATACTCTACCACCATTAGTTTCTACAACTTCATTAGCTTGGTTTGCTAGAGATGCGTCATTGGTAAAGTCCTTGCCAGAACCAATGTACATAAAGTTGTGTGCTGATAGAATTATTTTACAACCATTACCATCAGAAACAGCACCTTTTAAACCATAGATGTTAGCAGATGCTATAGACTTAAGTTCACAACCAAACTCACTATAGTCAACAAGTGCTATACCTGAAGCAGAGTCACCACCTGAAGAACGAACATCCTTTGGTGAAGGAGTGTCTTGGAATGTACTTGCTTGGTCTGTACCATTGAAGTGTATTAAAAGAACTGTATTAACATCTGTACCATACTCTCCTGTTGGAGCAGTAAAATTACCTGTAAATCTTGCTGTACCGTGACTGACTCTAACCTCATCTATACGTCCTGTGAAGAAGTCACCACCAACTGTGCCATGATTAGAACCAATGTTTAGAGGTTTGGTGCTACCATAGTTTCTATTATCTGTATCTCCTCCTGCTCCTGTGACTGAAGTACCATCTAAAAATATCTTTGTAGTACCGTTGTAACGTGCTAGAGCAACGTGATGCCAAGTGTTGAGGGATAATGTACCTCCACTTAGATGTTCTGTAGTATCAGTAGCAAACTTTAGTGTACCACCTGTCTGATATAATCTAGGAGCTGTGTCAGAATCAGATGTTCTGAAGTCAAAGATTGTAGAAGTTCCAGTGACAGAGGTAGCATAAACAAATGCTTCTATAGCAAAGTTAGCTGTACCAAAACCAAAGTCTTCAACTGTTTCAATACTAACAAAGTCACCAGTACCATCAAGTTCTAGTGACGCAGTTCCAAATTTCTTGACAGAAGTATCCAGTCTCGCGTCAGCGTTAGGGGTAAGAGTCTTGCCTTCCTCTAGTGCTGTAGTAAACTGTCCTTCACCTTTTCCGTTTAGATATATGTAAGTTCCATCATTAGATGTGATAGCTCCATAACCTACCGCTTTCTTATATGTGACATTACCAGATGTATTACCCGCTGTAAGAGCAAAGGTAAATGTGTTAGCTGTTGGTGCTCCTGTTACCTGATAGAAACCATCAGTAGCACTGCCACCAATAAAGTCACAGTATACGCGGTCATTCGTAGATAAACCATGATCCGTCCTCGTAACTGTTACGACGTTAGATGATAAAGCATAAGTACCAGATCTAAACTGATCCTCTAATTCATATATTTCTTCACTAGCTGAAAATGTACCAGTTGTTCCTGATAGTTTTAATCTTACTGATCCAGTTCCATGCTTACCTGTAGCACCTTGTATACCTTTGATACCTTCGTTAGCGAAGTATATAAAAGAGTTCTGCCACTCACAACGAACACCGTTAGTTAAGAGTATACCAACTGAGTTGGGTACGATGAATGTTGCTTCGTTGAATAATACTGATGTCTCTAGTGTGTTTGCGTTAGCAATAGCACCATCTAGTTTAGCACCACGTCCTGCGTCCCCTGCGTCATATCCATATGGGTCACTAGCAGATGTGGTTGATCCTTTGTTTAAGACTGTGACTCTCTGTACATACGCACTTCTCTCTGAGTTCCAGTTGTTAGCAGCAACGAAGGCATAACCAGTGTCATTACTACTGTTGTAGAACATGTCTTTAACAGTCAGTTCACAAACAGTGGTGTCACCATTTAGAACGAAACAGTTAACATCGTTTGTTGCTGTTGTTGGATATATCTGTGTACTTCTTAATCCTGCACCTCTGACTGTAACACCGTCAGGGACTGTTAGGGGAAATTCTTCTTGGTATTCACCAGCTGCTATATTAACTGTATCTCCTGATGTAGCAGCGGCTAAGGCATATTTAATTGTAAGGAATGGTGTAGAGGAATGCCTACCTCTATTTGCTCCACCTAATAACGCAGCTGCGTCTGTACCTGTTTTAGCAACGAATAGATGATTACTAGGACCATTAGTAATATCAGACGCTAGCATAGACGCAGTAACACTAGCGGTGTTTGGAGCCGCGTTACCTATCTCTACGATAGAACCTGAATTGTTTACAAAGAGTTTTTTATCCGCGATATTAATCGCGACTTCCTTATCGACTAGATCACTTGTTGTCGGTGTCGAGTTGGGAGTTATCGAACTCTTTAGTTTGATCCTCGTTGCCATTTATAGCATTCTCTGATGATTGATCTTGTATACTATTTAACTGGGTTTGTAAGTCCAGTATCTTCGCTTCAAGCATAATGTTGGATAATGTCAGTTCAGAAACTTTACGTTGTAATGTTGAAATAATAATGTTTACGTTCATGAGTTTTCAGTGTTAGAAAACGCCTCCATCTAAAGTGTCAGTCCATACAGGAACGCCTCCTGCTGTGACTGTTAGAACTTGGAATGAAGTTGTTGCGTCAGTTCCTGTACCAGGTGATGCCATGTTAGCAGCAGCAGTTACAGATAATGGGTTTGTACCGTCACCATAAGGAATACCATACTGAGTAAAGGTTGAAACACCTGTACCACCATATTGTACTTCGAGGTCAGTATCTAGTTCGAGGTCACCAAGTACGACTGTACCACGGTTACCTGTTACACCGAAGACTGTACCAGTGTCTGTAGCATTCTCAATGAATGTCCAAGCACCAGCTCCATCAGCACCTCCAGTGCGATCATAACCAAAGAAACCAAACTGGGCAGCACTACCTGTGTGGTAGTGAACTTTAACACCTCTGTCTAGTCCGTCACTAGCATCTCGAACAGCAGTGATAGTCCCACCACTATCTATGTTACCAGTGATTGCCTGATCTAGAGTGATCGTTTTAGCACCTGTGTCAATAGAAGCAATGTTAGTTGAGTTTGCTATATTTGTTCCAGTGATATCATCACCAACATTCAATCCTACTACTCTGTCCACAGTAAGAACTGTAGCACCTGATGTAGCGGAAGCAGTTAATGTTAATACAGTTGTAGGATCACCTAACTCGATTGTAGGATCGTTAACAGACATTGAAGCACTGTTAACAGTAGTTGTTGTACCATCAATCTGTAGGTCACCTTTAATTATGACCAAACCATCAGCGTCACCACCAGCTGGAAATGGGTCAATGATCATCTCTGTACCAGAGGTAGTAGAGAGGATATTACTATCCAACTTTAACTGGTCAATAGTCAACTCTCCAGTTATGTTCTGAGTAGCATTGATTGTCTGTGTGCCTTGGAACTCAACTCCCGCAGCAAATGTGACTGTTGAGTTAACAGTCATGGTATCTGTATTAGCAGTACCAATCGTTACATCGTCATCAACATTTAAGTCTTTGATCCATGCCTTAGCACCAACTGCTAAACCACCTGATACCATCACAGCAGCAGTAGATGCGTTAGACGCTGTAGTAGTGTCAGCAAATGTTACTTGAACACCTGTGTCATACTGCTGATCAGCACCAGCCCATCTTAGTTTGTCTGTAGTTGTCTCATCATAATATACACGTGCGTCATTTCCTGTACCGAACTTTAGGGGGATATCGTCCTGTATAAGAACTGAAGCAGCTGCGTTACCACCTGACACTCTTCTGACTTGTAAGTCACCGTCAGAGTCGTCCCAGACTAACTCAAGGTCTCCAGATGTACCGAACTCGACTTCCTGTCCATCTTGGAAAACAACCTTACCAGTACCATTAGCACCGATGATTAGGTCTGTGTCTGTTGTGCTTGTATTGATTACGTTACTATCAATCTGTACGTCATCAACCAACCATTGATCTATTTTACTATTACTATCTACAATGACAGTGGAATCTGAGGTCAGTACGCCATGTACCTGATCCATCATGTCAGTGAAATACTTACCACCTACAACCTGAGCCGCAGAGTTGTTGTCTCCAACAAATATTCTGTCTCCCAAGTTTGCTTGCGTTCCCGCACCTACGGTAAGAGCTAATTCACCAAATTCAATGGTACCTGGTGCTGCTGTTCCCGTACTTCTTTTGACCAGTAGCTTTGATGCCATTAGAATGTACCCCCGTTAATCGTTATGTTGTTTAATACTGTTGTCGGTATGAACTTAGCTATACTTTGTTTGTATACTAGAACACTACCATCTTGTAACCCACCTGAGCTTGTATCTGTCAGGTCAACGTCAGCTAAAGCACCAACGTTTCCACCCCCACCGCCTGTAGCGACGCGGGTTACTCTTGGAATTGATTGATCTCCAAATCTTAACCTTGCCATTAAAGTGTGACTCCCTCAAGTACGCTTACTGTTCCTTCTAACACTCTCGTCTTCAGACCAGAGGGAGAAGTTATTACGACATCATATACATATCGCCCAGACTTCATTGCTGTAGTCTGAACTGCATTTAGTGAAAGTTGTACACGACCCGCTGTGACAGGTGTCATGACTGCTGCTGTAACTGTGACAGAAGAACTACTTGTATAATGCTTCTTAATCATTGATGCTACAGTATATCCAGTCATGTCGAATTCTGTCCCGTTATCGTTCTCAACTGTGAAGTCAATATTGAAATCGGAACCTTGATATACGAGTAAGTTGGATACCGCAGATGCCATGGTATAAAATTTTCCCTAAAGAGTATTTATCTCAGAGTTATTTATTGCTTTTTTCCACTAGAACTTGAAGCATAGACTT